ATCAACTCTTCTCCAACCAGAATACGTGCGTGGCATATATCCTGGAAAAGAACTTGTCGTATCTGAGCGTTAGTCGGTCCGTCATCATACCAATCGTTAATCAAATCAAGAATTTCCCACATTACCTCAGCAAGGAGAGATCCGTCATAGTTAGAAAAATCTCCAGCTATAACTTTATCTCCATGCTGTTGTAATTTGAGAGCTGTGTAGTGCCAATCCATACTATAAACATTAGTACCTACTCCTATTTCATTGTGAATCTTGTTGCGAGCAACATGAGCCATAAATCCAAGGAAGTATTGTCTAAATGCTATGGTATAGTGCTGGGGTCCAGCAGCGAAAACTCTTGTTTTGATTTGATCAACTTTTGCAATTGGTCGTCTTTCGTCTTTGAGTGTTGCATTCCATACTACATCACCCCTCTGATTATTACTTGCTTGCTCAATGAGTCGCATTACGTCATTTCTGACTTCATCCGAGAATTCATATGTATCATAGCCAAAATAGTGCCTCTTTCCAGGCTCTTTTTGACCGATAGAATATGGATATCCTGCAGATGTGGAGCGATTCAAAGGAGCATACAAGCTATCATTGGGGTCACCTAGTACAGCTTCTTCAAAGCCTAAAACGCGTTTGTCGCTATTACCTCCGGCATGGAGGTGCCGTACGTCATCCATAACAGTTTCCAAGATATCACGTCGTAAGGGTTGTGAAACGTTCATAATCTTTTGCATTCCTTTTACCATTGGGTCAACGAGGATTCCGTTAACCTTGACAGGTTTCAAGTGAGCCGGCTTCATAGTGGGTTCCTGAAGGGTTCCCGCTACTAATGAAGGTTCTATTTGAGTTTTGCTAGGAACGTGGGTTTTAGGGAGAACACCCAATGCCAGACAGTTGCCCGCTAAGGCAAGTGTTTTGGCAGGTAGGGAATTCTCCAATCTAATTTCCGATAGCTTAGACTGTGCTGTGAAGGGTACACGGGCGTCAGTGGTCTGGCGAGGCAATGCTTCTGCCT